AAGATATTTTTGATTTCGGTTTTACCGCAGTTGACGAAAAAGAATTAGAAGTTGTTCAGAAGACTGCTGCCAGCGCAGAAGAAGCTGCTGCATCAGCAACAGTTAATGAAGACAAACTAAACAGACTCTACAATGCCATTCTACCCCTTCTGTCTAATCTCAAGAAGAACCCTGAGAAAGACTATATTTATTGGCCTAATCGTACAGATAAGGTTGAACAATTTGAGGAGCTAATTGCTAGTATTATAAAATGAAAATTGCAATTTTGAATGATACCCACATGGGTGTTCGTAATGCGTCTGATATCTTTCTAGACAATTCTGCGAAATTTTATGATGAGACGTTCTTTCCATATTTGAGAGAACATAATATTAAACAAATTGTGCATCTTGGTGATTATTATGACAATCGAAAAGCAATCAATGTCAAGTCTCTCTACCACAATAGAAAGCACTTTCTTGAGCCTCTTCGACAACTCGGTATTAGCATGGATATTATTCCTGGTAATCATGACACTTATTTTAAAAATACCAATAATCCAAACTCTCTCAAAGAACTCCTCGGGTTCTTTGTCAACGAAGTTGCAATTATTGAAAAACCAACTGTCATCAAATACGGATCAATGAACATGGCTTTGCTGCCATGGATTTGCTCAGAGAACGAACAAGAATCGTTAGACTTTATTAAGAACTGTGATGCACAAATTCTTGGTGGCCACTTAGAGCTTAATGGCTTTGAGATGCAAAGTGGTATTATGAGCGATCATGGTATGAGTGCAAAAGAATTTAGTCGCTTCAAAGCTGTGTTCTCTGGACATTATCACACAAAGTCTTCAAAAGGTAACATTCACTATCTTGGTAATCAGATGGAGTTTTACTGGTCAGACTGTGATGATAAAAAATATTTTCATGTCCTTGACACGGAAACACATGAGCTAACTGCTGTGCGTAATCCACACACACTCTTTAAGAAAATTGCGTATGATGATACAGTGGATGTTATTGATGAAGATGTTGCGGGTAAGTTTGTGAAAGTTATTGTGAAAAATAAAACTAACCCAGAACTGTTTGAGAAGTTCATTGATAAAATTCAAGAGCAAGAAACGCATGACTTAAAGATTGCTGAGAACTTTAGTGATGTTTTGCCTATTGATGAAAAAGTAGAAATTTCGGTTGACGACACACAAGTTTTGTTAGATGATTACATTGACGCAACTGAAACTGAATTAGATAAAAATTATCTGAAGCGTCGTATGAAAGACATTTACACAGAGGCACAAAACCTAGAGGTTTTATAATGATTATTTTCAAGAAGGTTCGATGGAAAAATTTTCTATCAACTGGAAACTTTTATAATGAGATTGATCTACATAATAGCAAGAATACTCTGATTGTCGGTACAAACGGCTCAGGTAAGTCTACTATGTTAGATGCACTTTCGTTTGGATTGTTTGGTAAACCATATCGTAACATCAATAAGCCTCAATTAATCAATACAGTTAACAACAAAGATTGTATTGTAGAAGTTGAATTTTCTGTTGGGCCAAGTGACTATAAAGTCATTCGTGGAATTAAGCCTAACATCTTTCAGATTTTTAAGAATGATGAAGTAATTAATGAGAGTAGTCACTCAAAAGAGTTTCAAAAGATTCTTGAGCAAAATATTCTTAAGCTAAATCATAAGTCTTTTAATCAGATTGTTGTTCTTGGCTCATCTTCTTTTATTCCGTTCATGCAGTTGACTACTAGTCAGCGCAGAGAAGTTATTGAAGACTTACTTGACATTAATGTATTCTCTAAGATGAATACTATTCTCAAAGAAAGTGTCAGCAAGATCAAAGGTGACCTTAGGGATAAAGACTATGATATTTCTGTAATCAAAAACAAGATTGATGTGCAGCGCAAATATATTCATGACATTAAAAGTCTTAATGATGAGAAGATGCGTGAGAAGCAAGATGAGATTGAAGAACAGCGTAGGCTTATAAAGTCCACACAAGAAAAGTCTGCTCAACTTCAGAAAGACCTTGATGACAAATACACAGACATTGATAAACAATTAGCAGCTTCTGAGGAGTCTTTTCAAGACTACCGTATGCAAAAGTCTGCGTTTAAGCAGGAGTTAGTTGGCCTTGTTGAACAAAGCAAGTTCTTTCAAGAAAATGACGTTTGCCCGACTTGTACCCAAGAGATTGATGCGACTATTAAAGAACAGAAAACTCAAGAGGTCACAGAGAAAGCAAAGAAAATCAAGGCGTCGTTTCAACAGGTAAGCACACAGATGGATGACGTTAAGAGTGTAATTCATAATCAAAAAGAAAGTGTGCAAGAAAGCCAATCACTCTCTAGAAAAATTTATAGTTACAATGTTGCAGTCAACTCTGCTAATGATTTTATTTCAAGATTACAGTCTGAGATTTCTAATACTTCTAATAGTTCGGATAATCTCAATAAAGCTACAAATGAACTTTCCGACTTTATTGATCAGAAAGATGCATTAGTCAGCGAGAAGATTGAACTTGACTCTGAACATTCTCACAATCAACTTATGTTGGAAATGCTTAAAGATACTGGCATTAAGACAAAGATTATTAGACAATATGTGCCAGTGATGAATAATTATATTAATAGCTATTTACAAACACTGGACTTTTTTGTACACTTCGAACTTACAGAATCGTTCCAAGAGATAATTAGATCACGACATAGAGACAGTTTCTCATATGACAGTTTCTCAGAGGGTGAAAAGCAACGTATTGATTTAGCGCTGCTGTTTACTTGGCGTAAGATTGCACACATGAAAAACTCTGTAGCAACTAACTTGCTTATTCTGGATGAGACTTTTGACTCTTCTCTAGATAATGATGGTATTGAAAACCTATTCAAGATCATTTACTCTCTTGGCGAAGACTCTAATGTATTTGTTATCTCACATAAAGGTGAAATTTTGGACAATCGGTTTAGCAGTAAGATCGAGTTTTATAAAGACAAGAACTTTTCTCGCACAAAATAAATCTTGACAAGGATGTTATGATGAAATATAATGAAGACGTAATCTTAAAAGATTTACATGAGTATATTGACGCTACATATGGTGCACATTATTCTCAGAATAAAGTACAAGCAACTGAATTTATTATTGATGCTGGACATGGTATGGGATTTTGCATAGGAAATGTTCTAAAGTATGCACAGCGATATGGTAAGAAAAACGGTCGTAATCGTGACGACTTGATGAAAATTGCACACTATGCTATTATGGCTATCCATGTGCATGATTTAGATGAGGAAGAATTTAGTAATGCAGAATGAAACAATGGAAGTTATTCGTAACTTTGGAACTATCAATCAAAACCTTGTCTTCAAACAAGGCAACGTTTTACGCACCGTAGCAGACGCAAAGAATGTTCTTGCAAAAGCTGTTCTTGATGAGGAGTTTCCACAAGACTTCGGCATCTATGATGTTGGTGAATTTATGAATGTATTTAATCTGATTGAAGATGGTACTGTGGCTTATGAAGATAAGCATATGCATATTGCAAATACCAAGGCTTCTATCAATTACTTCTATTCTGATATTGAAATGTTGACAAACCCTCCAGAGAAAGACTTGGCTATGCCTGATGCAGAAGTCACGTTTACTCTGACACAAGAAATTCTAGGTCAGCTTCGCAAAGCTGCTGCTGCTCTTGGGCACAAGAGTATTCACATTAAAGAAAGTGATGATGGCCTAGTTGCACTGTCAATTGCAGATACTCAAAACAGCACCTCAAATGATTTTACTCTTTCTGTTGAAGGTACGTTTAATCAGACAGGTAATGCAGTACCTTTGAGTATCAATATTGACAATCTGAAGCTACTGCCTGGTGATTATGAGGTAGAAGTTTCTTCTAAACTGATCAGTAAATTTGTACATACCGATAAGAATCTTACTTATTGGATTGCTCTAGAGAAAAAGTAAAAGGAAAATATAATGAACGATGCACAATACCTAGAACTTGCTGCTAAGGTATCCCGTTCGTCTATCGCTATTATTGATGCGATTAGCCAACGTGGTGCTTTTAAAGGTGAAGAACTTTCTACTGTTGGACAACTGCGTGATCAATGCGTACAGCTTGTCCAACAAGTAGAAGAACGCCAGCAAGATATTGATGATGATGAAGAGGAAGAAGTATAATGTCTGACGGTAATTATGTAGAATACACCTTGCAGCGAATTGAGTATGTGGATCATGATCGTGTTCGAGAAAATGTACATATGTTTCGATCTGATGATGAGCTAGTAGAGGTACTTGAAAACACTGCATACTTTCTCCAAGGTTGTTCCTTTACATATGTCAAAGGTTTGACTGCTGAAAAAGAAAGCACTTAATTACGGAATGGGGTCTTGTACCCCATTTCTTTTTTCTATATAATGACTTCCTAACTCTAGTAAGGAATAATGATGAGTGATTTTCTCTGGGTTGAAAAGTACCGCCCACAAAAGATTGATGACTGTGTTCTACCACAATCACTAAAAGATACATTCAACCAGATTGTAGAGACTGGTGAAATCCCTAATATGCTATTCACAGGCACTGCCGGTCTTGGTAAGACTACAGTAGCAAAAGCACTGTGTAATGAACTAGACCTTGACTGGATTCTTATCAATGGGTCTGAAGAGGGTAATATTGATACACTGCGCAATAAGATCAAACAGTTTGCCTCTACTGTGTCCTTGACTGGTGGATACAAAGTCGTCATTCTAGATGAGGCAGATTATTTGAATGCACAATCATTTCAGCCTGCCCTGCGTGGCTTTATTGAAGAGTTTGCAAACAACTGTCGCTTTATTTTGACCTGTAACTTTAAGAACCGTATCATTGAACCGTTACACTCTCGGTGTGGTGTATATGAATTTAATACAAACAAGAAGTCTATGGCTGAACTGTCTATGCAGTTTATGAAGCGCTTAACATGGATTCTAGAACAGCAGAGTGTTACATATGATAAAAAAATTCTGGCAGAACTTATCATCCGCTTTGCACCTGACTGGCGGCGGGTTATTAATGAGTGTCAGCGCTATTCTCTTAGCGGCAGTATCGATTCTGGTATTCTTAGCCTGCTTTCCAATAATTCTGTTAATGATCTTATTGGATACCTTAAAGGCAAGAATTTCAAGAAAATGAGGTCTTGGGTAAGCAATAATATAGATACTGACACTTCTGGCATTTTCAGAAGTATTTACGATTCAATGACTGATACTATTCAACCCAATAGCATTCCTCGTGCTGTTCTAATCCTCGCTGATTACCAGTACAAGAATGCTTTTGTAGCTGATCATGAGCTTAATGTTGTTGCTTGTTTAACAGAACTAATGGCGGAGGTAGAATGGAAATGAAACACGAACTAACATTATACACACAACCTGATTGTATGTATTGTGATATGATGAAGGCTAAGCTTGAGCAGTGGGGTTACAAATATAAAACAAAAAATATTAAGGCCGATGAGGCCTCTCGAGCTTTTATTGTGATGGATGAAGGCCATCGAACAGTACCGCAGCTCTACTACGGTAAGACGCATATTAATCCCAACATTAATACTGAGGAATACACACAAAGTATTCTTGAGCAGTACATCGG